AGAACCCTTTATATTAAGAGTTCCTTTTATATACCTACTTTAGAATTTTAGTGTTTTCTTTCCATCCCCATCTAGTTGAACATGTATCTTATTACTTATTACACTTAATAACTCTGAATATTCTCCTCCATGGCTTTTATATAATGAAGTTATGAATAATGGTTCATAGTCATAGTTTATCATGGCTGTTAATATAAGATTTATTACTTTCTTTGTAGTATAAGAAGGATTTCTTCGAGTTCTAATTTCCTCTAGGATTTCATTTACTGTATTTTCTCTTTGTGTGTTTTTCATTAGTTTGTACCTCCCTTTAATGTAGCAAAGTATTGCACCACTTCTTCATCAACATAAAACTTGTATTTAGAGGTTGGAACATTTTCACATTTGAAAAAGCATTCATTTCCTTCTAGTTCTTCTTTTACTTCTTCTTTACTTATTATAAATGCTAGTGGGTAATAGTTGTTTATTATAAATTTACCATCTGTAGAGATTTTTTCTTTATACTTTGTCATTAGTTGTTACCTCCCTTAGTTACTTTGAAGAAGTAATTTTGTGCCGCTTCTATTGTCTGGAAATAATGCCCTTGCTGCCAACTGCATAAATCATTTTCTGTATCTCTGCTAATATTAAATGCTACTATAAAAGGTGTATATACTGCGTTTAAATCTTGTGTTACTGTATAGCTGCCCTTTTGTGCTAATACTGTAAAGTTGTGCTTGTTACTATTACTGTAAATCTTGCCTATTTGAAATTCTGTTTCATATCTTTTCATTTGTTTTCCTCCCCTTATTTGCTTTCTATACTTATGATTATACGCTTATAATGCGTAATAGCAAGATAAATATAATAGTAAATAAAGGAAATTAATAGACATAAAAAAACAACCCTTTTCGAGTTGCTTTCTTATATATACTATTTTATAAGTTCTCTACCCTTAACAACCTTCAAAGGGTATTGAGAATTTTCAAGGTATAGCCTTTTATTTTCTTTCATTGTTTCCCTTGTGTCCTCAGTTGTTTCTAATTCCCACCCTTGACCATAATTACAATAGAACCTCCAAATATCTCTAGTCTTTCGTATATACATTTTTTAGTCCTCCTCAATGTCTAATAATTCATTGAATAAATCAGAACCTAAAAATTTGTTTAACTTCTCGCCACTTTTTAAAACTGCTAAATATGTTTTATGTGCTTTTCTGCTGTCCTCGTCATATCCAAAATTCCCACAAAAGTCTGTAAAACTTTCATCATTTAAGAAAGAATAACCATCCATCTTTAAACAATCTAAAACATCTATTACGGTTGGTTCATCATTGTGTCCTTTACCCATTGAAAAATATAATGTCATTTGTCTTTTTCTGCTATTATATAATGTTACCTTGTAGTTATACATATCATAAGCGGAGTTTTCCATGTTTGGATTTTCGTCTGCATATTCGCTGCTAATGGTAATTTTATTGACTTTGATAAACTGTTTTAATGTTTTCATTTGTAATCCCCTTTTAAATTTATTTGTATTTATAATTCCATTATACGCTTCTTATACGTAATATCAATAGTAATATATACCAATTCAATTACCATAAATTACTACTATACATTACGCTTATTAAGCGTATAATAGTAAATATAGAAGCAAAAGAAAAACAAATAAAAAATACAAAGGAGATTAAAAAAATGACATACTTCAAAAATATTAAAACAATAGAAGAACTTAAAAAAGCTTATAAGGTTTTAGCTATGGAATGGCATCCAGATAGACCTAGTGGAGATTTGGAAATAATGAAAATAGTTAATAATGAATATGATTATTTATTAAAAAATTTAAAAGAAACTGCTAATATAAAATATAATGAATATGAGTACGCTGAGAACTTCAAAAATATAATTGATAAATTAATAAAATGTAACGGTTTGATTATGGAAATATGCGGTAGTTGGTTGTGGGTTACTGGAAACACAAAGGAACATAAAACAATTTTAATGGAAAATGGCTTCAAGTGGAGAAGCAAAAAAGTTGCATGGTCTTTAGGTGATAAATCAAAAGTCCATCACGCTGAACTATCAATGGATAAAATTAGAAGTTTATATGGTAGCAAAGTTGTAAAATCTCCAGAAAATCCCACTCTTGATTGAGTGGGTTTTTCCCTGTATATATGCGTACAATCCAGATTTTTAATTTATTTATATGTGCGTACTGTCCGCAAAATAATTTATGTGCGTACTGTCCGCATATTTTTTTATGTGCGTACAAGTAATTTTTTGTATAAAAAAAGGAACTAAATTAATAGTTCCTCCAACTTCCTTCATTATATTCTTTACTATCTTTATATCCAAAATTCATATCTTTATAAATTGAATGATAATTATTATCATAAAACCATTTATCTTCTTCTGTCCATTCTGGTAATGGTTTTTTAAATATTAAATCCAATTTTAATTGTTTATTTTCTTCTGTAAGTTTTAAAAAACTAAAAAATAGTTTACAAAAATAATATAAAAAAGCACCAATAATTAAAATGATTGATATTTTTTGCTGTATAGGCATTTATTTCACCGCCTTTAAAGCTTTTACAATATGTGCGGCAAAATCTAAATGTATTAACATTCTTATATATTCTGATTTATTGCTTAAACCTAATCTAGCCATGTTTTTTTCTAGCATCTGGTGTTCTTCATCTGTAATAGGTTTTACATCTATCCTATTTGTGTACTTCATATAAATTTCCCTCCTTAAATAGTTTTTATTATCTTTAATATTACGCTTTTAAACCGCAATTGTAAAGATGAAATAATTTCCATTTAAAAAGGGAATAACAGGCAATTTTGGGGAGGACACAATCTTTTATGATTATGTCCAGTTGGAAAACATGAATAAGAATATGTTTAACAATACAATTATATCATGTTCATAATGTAAAATAGTGCCAACATAGTGCCAATATTAAAGCTTAATTATTTTAGCTGATAAAATTAATAATAATGGTTTTAATTCTTCATACTCATATATTATTTGCTTCAAGCTTTTTATTTCAGCTAATAATTTAGCTTTTTCTAGTGGAGAAAATCTGGTTAATTCTATACCTTCCAGCTTATAAATATAATCTGGTGAAAATCTAATAATTGGTACACCTTGACAAGTTGATAAAACTCCTTCCCTTCTCCATGTATCAATAGATTTTTCAGATACTTGCCATCTTTCAGCTAAATCGGTTTTTGTATATAAATAATCTTCTTGCATTATGACCTCCTATATTGTTATATGTCTTATCCAATCTTGAAACATAAAATCCATATCACTTTTTTTAGGACTTTTACTTTTCCCCCTAATAAAATCTATATCCAAAACTGAACCATTTTCTAAATCGTTAAAATGTTCATTGAGATATATGTGTGCAATCCTCAATTCTTCTGTTTTGTGTTTATAAGCATCTGTAGTTGCTATTCCATCACCACCGCCATCAATTGCACAAACTAATATATAAGTTTCAATTTGTTTGTTAGTTTTTCCAAAACCGCTATGAGATAATAAAGCTGCTGTTTGTAAATTTTCTGCTTTTAACTTAGTTGCTAAGATAACAATTAAAGTTGCTGGAGAACGAACTTCAAAAACTTTGTTTATCATTTGCAACCTCCTTAATTATTAACTGAACTTCATAAGTTTTGTCTTGATATACTATTGCCATATAATCTAAAATTCTTTTTTGAACTTCTGCACCTATAACATTAGTTTTTATATATTTTAATTGAAATATATCTAAATCTTCTGGTTCATACTCTTTTACATCTGGTATAGGAATAATTTCTGGTGCAGCTTCTTCTTCTGGAACTACAACTTCCGCTGCAACTTCTTCTCTATAATATTCTTTTTCAATTTGTTTATGATGTGATTTTTTTTCATCTTCTTTTGTAACTTTTTTAGGTTTGCCGCCCCTGTGCATATATGGAACTTCATATTTATCTAAAAGTTGATAGTAAGCATATGCGTTACTTTTCCAATGTTGTGTTAAATGTGTTGTTGTATGTTGTGCTTTTGCACTTATCAAAATTCTTTTAACTTCGTTTTTATCCATCTTTTTAAATTCTTCTATACTTGGAATTTTTGTTATGTCCTCATATTCATCTGCAACAAATGTATTTTCTATTTTTGGTTTATGGGGATAATCAATGCCATATTTATCAAATACTTTTGAATATAAACCACCAGAACTTACACCCCACCATTTGCCTAAATCTAAGTTTTTATGTAAATCTTTTGCAACCTTTACGATAGAATGACTTTTTTCTAAATCCATATTTTCAAGTTCGATTAAGCTTGGTAATTTTGTTATATCATCATAAATATTACTCACTTTAACCATGCCCCCTTGTATATATTTTTTATATTCTTCTTTGTGGTTTGCTTTCAATACATCACTTGGCATACGAATACCTTGTTTAATTCCATGTACCCCACCACCTCTACGACCAGAATTATGCCTAGCACCGCTTGAAGCTTTACGTTTTTCTCGATTTTCTTCTTTTAAGATGCTTTCAATATCATTATCTCTATCTACCCACATCTTATTACCTCCTTTTGTGTCATTTTATTTCATAATACTCTTAATTTTGCACAATTCCAAATACAATTAATGACATTTTGCCTAATGCCTGTTTTCGCAACCGTTTTGCAGTTCTTTCACTAACACAAATTTTGTAACAAAATTCATAATAATACTGATTTTTTATACATCTGTGAATAATAATACTTTTTTCTATTTCATTTAATACCAACATAGCCTTGTCTATTGCATTAATTGTATTTTTCATTTTTTTAATATTTTCATAGATATTTAATTTATCAATTTGTAATATTGCAATTTCAATTGAAGAATTAAATTTATTAGTTTTTGATATTTTTGTTTTTGAATAATTAATTCCTAAACCAGTTTCTATAATGTCAATAATATTAGTTTCTAAGTATGCAATTGAATTTTTAAAATAATCATAATTTTTTAGCATTTGGATTATTTCTTGTTCATTTTCCATTTTTATACTCCTTGTCTTATTGCAGCCATATCACCTTCTATTAATCTTAACTCAAATTTTAAGACTAATATCTTTTCATAAGCTACATTCCTATCACTTTCTCTTACATCTTTTAGAAAACGTAAATTAGCAACCGTTTCATCACCCTTTGCAAGTTCGTTGCAGCTTGACCAAGCAACTTTATCTTCTAGGTGAAGTCTTAATGTTTCTTGTTTCCAAGCTACTGTATAAAGGTATCTAGCCTTGGCAAAATTCCTACCTTCATTTTTATAATTAGTGATACATTCGTTAAGGTTTTTAACTATAGTTTCTCTTTTTACCATTAATTCTTGCATCTTTAACCTCCTTACTTAATAGGGATTATTTTTGTAAGCCCTACTACTTATAAATCTTTGAAAAATCTATAAGAGTGAATTTTTCTTCTTCAACACTTTTTAACCATGCACCACAACAACTAAGTTTATCTACTTTTTTATCGTCAATTTCACAAATTCCGTTTACATTCCAAGCACAAACTCCACAACACGCAATCATTTTTTTACCTCCTATGTTTCGCCTTATAGTCATAAGCCATATTATTCTAACCAGCTTTTATACAATTTCATCCAGTTATCTAATGACATTGTTACTAACCATTCACATCTATCTTTCCTATGAAAAACAGCTGGAAGTTCATCATCTTTTGCATCTGAATTTGCTTGTGAGATAGCATTATAAATATTAAGATGTTCTACCCTTTTACATTCAATATGTATTAAGGGAAGTCCTACAACATCAGCATCACCATTACTTCCAGAAAATTGTTGTCCTCGTCTAGTTTCATAACCAAATTCTTTAAGCTTTGATGATAATTCTCTTTCACCTCTACAACCTTTTGCCCTACTATTTATCTTCAATATAAATCTTCCCCCCCATAGCTTTTCTTACTTCATCTTCTGACAAATTCCAGCTATAATATAAATCTTGCAATTTAAGTTTCAAAAATAAATCTATTTTATGTCCACACATACCATGTACTCCATTCATGCCCCTATGACAGCTAACACATAGCATTACGCAATTAGATACTGTAGCATCAACTTTTCTTCGCAGTATGTGGTGAAGTTCTAACCTATCCTCTAGGAAACTTGGTTCACTTTTCCCACATATTTCACATTTTCCACCGCTTCTATGAAAGACTTCTTTATATATCAAGTTATTCAATTGGGTTGCCGCCTTTACTTCGCATATGCCATACATAATTTTTGGTTAATCCATAAGTTAAGTTCAAAATTTCTGAAACTTCTTTTACACTTAATCCGCTATCATATAACCTATTTATTTCTTGCATAAGTGGAATAGTCATTACAGTTCTTCCACCTTTAGATTTTTTAATTTTTGCTTTCGCTTTATTTATTGGTGTTACTTTTAACAAATGATTTTCTTTATAATCTTTATTTTTTAATTCGTTTAATGCAATCCTAATAGCAGTTACCGAAACATAAGCATCATTATCTTTTAAATAATCTTCAATTTGAAAAATAGCTTCTTTATCTGTCATAGTTACCTCCTTTAAAATGGTTGTTCTCCATCATCCATGCTAACAACATCATCAATACCTTCAATAGATTTTTCTGGTGCTTCTTTTTTCTCACCCCATTCAAGAACTTGTACTTGGTCAACAATTACATCTGTAGTATATATTTTTGTGCCTTCTTTATTTGTATAATTTCCTAATTGCAATCTTCCAACAACTGCAATCATTTTTCCTTTACCACTCCAGTTTGCAACGTATTCTGCTGTTTTCCCAAATGCAGTACAATTTATAAAATCTACTTCCTTTTTACCTTTTGAATAATCTCTATCAACAGCTATAGTAAATTTACAAATTGCAGTACCATTACCAGCTAAGAATTTTAATTCTGGTTCTTTTGTATTCCTTCCAATTTCAATAACTTTATTCATATAATTTTATTCTCCTTTTAATTTTTTTTAGGATATTCATTTCAATTCTGCTTATATAACTTTGACTAAACTTTGTAATTTCAGCTATTTCTATTTGTGGTGTTCCATTAAAATACAATTTCATAATAAATTTGTGTTTAGGTGATAAATTTTTTAAAACTAATTCAATACTTTCTTTAGTTGAAATATAATTTACCCATTCTTCAACATTATTTCTAGCAGCATTTGATTGCAATTTTTCCCATAAATCATATTCACAATCTGTTCCAACATCAAATTTTAAGCATGATACTGGAATTGTAAGTACAGCATTTTTATGAGTTCTTATATCCATCAATATTTGATTTACCATACATTGACAAGCATAAGTAGCAAAATGTATATTTCTACTAACATCAAAACCTTTTGCTGCTTTTAATAATGCTAATGTGCAATCAGAAATTAAATCTTCTAGCGTTAATTTTCCATTTAATTTTATATCCCACTTGTGGGCAGTAAAATATGCCAACTTCAAGTTTTCCTTTAATAATTTTTCACTATCAACAAGCATATTTACCTCCTAAACTCTAGCTAATGAACCAAATAATTGTAAGTTTCCCATCCATACTAATCTTGTCATTCCAGTTCTGCCATTTCTATTTTTTGTTATTAATACTTCTGCAATATTCTTATCTTCTGTGAATTTGTTATAGTATTCATCTCTATAAAGAAACATAACAATATCTGCATCTTGTTCTATAGAACCACTTTCTCTTAAATCTGAAAGCATTGGTCTTTTATTATCTCTTTGTTCACAAGCACGTGATAGTTGTGCAAGTGATATTACAGTTATGTCAAGTTCTTTAGCTAAACTCTTTAAATCTCTTGAAATTTCTGAAATTTCCTGTTCTCTACTTCCTTTTTTATTACCAGTAATAAGTTGTAAATAATCTATGAAAACTACATCTAGTCCTTCTTGCATTTTCATTTTCTTACATTCAGCTTTGATTTTAGTGATATTTATACTTCCAGTATCATTGATGAATAATTTTCTATTAGCAATACTTGCAGCTGCTTCTCCAACTTTTGACCATTCATCAATACTAAGATTGCCATTCTTAATTTTTTCAAAATCAACAAGTCCTTCTGCTGCAATCATTCTATTAAGCAATTCATTTTTAGTCATTTCCAAGCTGAATATAGCAGTATGAAAACGCTTTGAGATATTAGCAGCTAAGTTTCCAGCAAAAGCTGATTTTCCCATTGATGGTCTAGCAGCAAGTATAATTACATTTTGTTTCTGTAAGCCATTAAGAACACTATCAAGATTTTCATATCCAGTTTCAATTCCTATGATTTTACCTTTATTTTTATAAATATCTTCAATTTTTGATAACCCTTCGTCTGCAATACTCATAATTCTTTCAGTATTTTCATTGTCTTTAAAGATGCTTTGAAATAATTCATCTTCTGTTTCTTTCATTACATCAAAAGAATTTTTGCTATCATCATAAGCTTTTTCTGTAAGTTCATTTGCAATCCATAATAATTTTCTCTTATAACTTTTTTCCTTAACTATTGCAATATAGTTTTTAAAGTTAGTAGAGGTAATAATTTGTGTTAATAATTGAGTAAGATATGTTACACAACCAACATCATTTAAAATTGCAAGATTTCTTAAACAATTTGCAATACTTACTAAATCTATAGGAACACTTTTTTTATACATACTTTCCATGATTGAATATATTTTCTGGTTACTATCATAGAAAAAATCTTTACTGTTCATAGAACCAATACAAATATCCATTTGTTTTCCATCTTTAATTATGCAACCAAGCACCGCATTTTCTGCATCTTGTGAATTTGGAATATTGCCTACCATAATTATTTATCCCCCTCGTCTAAATCTTTTAAGTTTGTAGCACCACAAGCTTTAAAATTTTCTTTTATTGGGAAAACTCCTTGCCAACTATTGAATATACTTTGATTTAAAATTTGTATTTGTTCTTTTTCATTAGAAGTTAATTTATTTAGTTTTATCATTAATAACTTAATAGCATAATCTGTAATTGGTTTTTTAATTTTAGTTCTCATATTGATATAAGCGTAATATGTTTTATCTAAATCTTCATTTTCACTAAAAACTTTAATAGCTTTTTCTTTATATTCTTTTTTATCTGGTTTAGTATCTGGTTTATTATCTGGTATAGGTTCACGTGTTTTTGTAAATCCATTTACATCTTCGTGTGTTTCGATTTTCGTATTTGCGTAAATGGAAGATACACTTTCTGTTAAAGCAAACCATCTAGTTCTGTCATAATTTGAAGTATTATAATTCCCTGTTATAATACATTTTTTAGTTTTTAATGAAGTTAAAATTCTTTCTATTTGTCTACTACTCCAATATGGATACCATTCAGAAAAACCTACTGCACTATTGTATGTCCAATATTTTCCATCTTCAAAATGTTTTTTATTAACTTCATTCTTTTTTATCCAAAAATATAAATTCTCTATTACAATTGCTTCATCTACACCATAAAGTTCAGCAATTTCAGTATTAAAATTATGGTTCATATTTCCACCCCCTATTATTTGTTAAAATCTTTAAGTATTGTTTTTTTCAACCTCATAAGTGATAAGCCATGTTCTAAGGATAGCTTAGACAACTCCTGTACTTCATCAAGTGGTGTAACAGATGTAGTGTATTCCTTTTGATTTGCGTTCAATGGTGAAGGACTAGTGTTACTTGTAGGTAATGCCCAAGCTGGAAGTAAAGGAACAGTTTCTATATATTTACCAGCTTTTAAATTAACCCAAGATTGCGGTAAATTATATAAGTATCTACCAATACCCCATTGATAGCCGCAACGTTTCATAGCATCACTTAAACCGCCTTTAGTCTTGTCCATATTGCTATCATCTGAACCATCCCATTTTGTAATCCAGCAATTTTTACCATCATCCCAAATACTAATACCGCATAATTGTGAAATGCCTTTCCATTCTTTAAATTCATTTCTCCAGCCAAAGCAACCAAAGATACCATCTAGTCTATTTTGGATTGCCCTATTTGTTATGTAAGCAAGTGCTAGACCTTTAGTTTTTTCTTTATTGGTACTGCCAACTCTCCAAACCACACAATCAGATGGGAAAGGTTCTTGTAAAAGTTGCATAATCTTGTTATCATCCATTAAATTACCTCCGATAAATATTTCCATGATTTTCCACATCTAATACTACATATTTGTCTAGTAGATATATTAAATTTACAAGCTAATTCCTCATTTGATGATGTTAAATCTCTTAATATACAAATTACTTGCTGTTCAGTTAATTTCGCATGTCCATTATGTTCTCCGAAAGCATTTCTTTTTTTTCTTTTGCAATCTTGCATATTTTCTAATTGAGTTCCTAATATTAAATGTTCTGGATTAATACATAAATGATTATCACATTTGTGCATTACAACCATTCCTTCTGGTATTTCACCAAAACATTGTTCATATATAAATCTGTGGACAGGAGTTTGCTTACCATCTATTGAAGTACAAGGATATTGATTATTACCTCTTAAATACCGATTTATGCAAATAAAACAACCATCACTATCAATTTTAAATTCTATTGGAGTTTTAATATATTTTCCGTTAAGTAAATTTCTTCTATTAATTGCTAAACTCATCTAATCCTCAATCCTTCCGTTTGCTTTATTTCACAACCCTTTATTTTAATACCAGCTTTTAAATCAAGTAACAGTTCTCTTTTGTCCATAACTGGAAGTTGCTTAGTAAAATATTTTCTAGGGATTTTCTTTTCATCAAGTACATTTATTGAAGGAGGACTAAGTTGTATACCTAAGTTAAATAACGGAGTTTTATATTTGTTAAGTCCAAGTCTTTGCATCTGTTCAAATATATAAACTTTGATATTTTCTTTACTATTTTCTTTAGATTTCTTTTTATCTTGTAGCCTTTTTATTTCAGCTGCAATAGAAAGATTATCTCCTTCTAAGTTCTTCACAAATTTACACATAGTAACTAATTTTTCTTGTAAATCGCCTTCTTTAATTCCTTCTAGTGCTTCATTGATAGCTTCTTTAGGAATTGTTTCATCTTCTAGTAAATCTTGTAAGTTAATGTACCTATCTGCTATTTCATAAAGTTTCATTTCTTTCCTTCCTTTCTAAGTTTTTCTCTAATATCTACACCTTCCATAGCTTCTTTGAATATAACTTCATCTGGAACATTGAATAATGTAGCTAACACCTTGATTTTATCTAGTGTTAAAGTAAAAATACCTCTTTCAATTTTTCCATAGTATTCATCACAAACCCCCAAGTTGTGTGCTATGAAATGTCTTGTCAACCCTCGTTTCATTCTTGAAAGTTGTAATTGTGTTAAGTTTTCGTTAAATATTTCTTCTTCCATAAGTTTTAACCCCCTCATTAATTTCATAGTAAACTTAATTAAATGATAATGAAAATTCTGAATTTAACCCTAACGATAAGCTATATCAACGCTTGTCCTATTAACTCATTTTCCCTTTATATTACATTGTTTCTCGACACATTGGATTATTACATTAAATTGGGATAAATTGTGTACTTGTATTAATACATAAAATGTCTTACAATTAGGATAAGTTACATTAGTAAATAAATAAAATATAAGTTGGAATGGGGTAAACAGGATGAATATGGCACAAAAACTTGTTCAAAGTAGACTAGAAAATAATCTTACTCAAAAACAATTAGGTGCTAATACAAATATTTCAATTAGCGTAATAGGCAATATAGAAACATCTGCTAGAAAACCAAGCAAAACTGTTGCTTATAAATTAGCAAAATTTTTTAATACAGAAATAAGTTATTGGTATGAAGAAAAAGATGCACTTAATTATGTAATTGATAGAAATGATTTAGATAATACTGAACAAATGATTAAGGAATTAACTGAAAAGGGATACATTAAAGATGGAATTGTAAATATAGAAGCATGGGAATTTATTAAAGAAGCTATAACAATTGATTTACAACTATCTGCTGTTAAAAGGAGGATAAAATGAAATTAAGATACAATGAGATTTGCATTAGTAAAAGAGGTGAACATTGGAAATATACCATACCTTATTATGATGAAACTGGTAAAAAAGCAAGTATCACAAACCAAAAATTCCCTCATACAAGTTTAGGGAAAAAAGAATGTAGCCAAGCTGCACAAATAAGACTTGAAGAATTGAAAAAAGAATTTTCTAAATTAGAAGAATACAATGAAAATGAAATAAAAACATTTAAAGACTTGACTAAAAAATATCTTGATACTCGATTGAAAGATAAAGCAGTAAATACAAATAAATTATATATAGCAGCATTTAATAAATTTTCTAGTTTAGATAATAAACTTATTTCTAAAATGAAATTAATTGATTTCCAAGATATAATTGATAATATGAATATACAACCAGCTTCAATAAGAAATTATGTTGTAAAAATCAAAACATTAATGAATGTAGCAAATGACTTATACGATTGTGGTTTTAATGTTAATTTAAATAAACTTGAAATTCCAAATGTTGTAATAGATTATGACAAAAAAAGATTATTAAATAATGATGAAGTATTTAGTTTATTAGATAAGATTGAAAATAAAGATATTAAATTCATTATATTCTTTGCCCTAAATACTGGAATGAGAATTGGTGAGATTTTAGGATTAAATTGGTATGATATAAATTTTGAAGCAAAAAGAATAAATGTAAATAAACAATGGAAGTTAAATGAAAACAAAGAATATACTTATGGAGATTTAAAAACAAAATATTCAAGGTTTGTAAATTTA